TTTCCTGCTGGCATATCTTATTGTCCTCCTGCCTTTCTCCACGCAGCATCAAATTCCGCTCCGGACATGAAACTTTGTGGTTTATCTGTTTTATCGTCTTCCCGTAAATGTTCTGTGAACAGATACGGCATATTTTTCCCCTTCTTATCCTCCATAAAACCATATCTGAACAATGATACCGTGTCGGCCATCCTTGCCAGGATCAGTTCTGTCGGAGGATAGGTAATTCCGCTCATTTTCTGTTTTATTCTTGAATTATCCCTCAACCCGGATGCCAGCATTGCAATATCTGTGACTGGCAGGGATTCAAACCCGAAAACATGGTAAGTCTCTGCCAGATCACAGTAAAGAGCGGTCCTGTCTGTATCCAGCATCCGGGAGAGGACGATCAGTTTTTTACATCTTCATCCTCGTTAAGAAGTTCGAAGATATAGGCTGCTTCTTCCTGAAAGATGTCATCTCCGTATTTCTCATCTGTGGCACTTTCGTCACAATGCTCCATAAGTCTGTCAAACTGTTCTTTGCCTAACAGCCTTTCAAACATATCGATGAAATCCTTAACCGGAGTATTCTCATCCATAGAAGTCAGACGCCTGGTCATGTCCATGGAATGAATTACTCTTTTTTTGATTGAGATGTTGAACCCGTTAGGCGTCTTGCCTGTTATCATCTTTTAACCCTCCTAAATGGATTTTAAGTATTCTTTATGAGTATCCCCGTCGGCAAATCCGCCGGACATAGCGGTGATGGTGAGTTCATAGCCGACAGCATCGTCGTCTTTGTAACTTACTTCACCAACCTCAGTAATTTTACCTTTAGCAATGACAACCCTCTTCATGACACCATGAAGGATCATATCAACTACCCATGCGGACTCTGGTAACTCATCGGAATTTACCCTAACAGTAAGGCCGGTAGCAAGGGCACCGGATACATTGTCATCACCATGAACGGTTTTGAGAACATCCGAATTGGTAACCTCGATCAGAGTTACACCAAACTCATCTGTATGCTCTGTGCCTACAACGAGAACAGTGTCACCGCCCCATGCTTTTATTGATTCAGTTTCTTTATTATTGTTATTTGTCAGGCCATCCTCAGAACAGTAACCCTGATTCACAAAAGCAGCGTCCAGAGTTTCGTCTGCGGTTGTCGGCAGTGTAGTGCCAAGAGGGGCACGGAATACCGCACCACCGATTTTTGGCTTACCTGTGCTGACATATGCATTATTATTGCTCATGTATTAACCTCCTAAATGTATACAATGTCATAAATACACTGATACCGGTATTTTAGGTTTGATGTGTCAGTTGCATTATAATTTGATTGCAGGGTCACACTGGAGATCTCATCAAGAGAGAGAAATCCTTCCATGTGTCCCTGGACTTCTTCATCCAGTTCCGCTGCCTCCAGCATGGTCATGCCGTAGCTCTGGAACGCAATAGAGTCTGTGGTCACTCGATTCCTGACCGCCCTCCCCACTCTTTCAATACGAACATAGGAATCCGGGTTATCTTCAGGAGTCTCAGTAACCACAGGCACGGAGAGCAGTGGACTTAAGTATTCAATTATTTTTTTCTCTAAGATCATCCTCTTGCTGCCCTCCATGCTTTTTCTAATATGTTTTCACGCAGGTTTTTACGGTATGCTTCGTCATCTTTCGGCTTTACCACATAGCCATCCCAATGAAGGTAAGACCTGTGTTCCACGACAAAATCATCCCCGGCAATGCTATGCACCCGGTCAGCATATTTTCTGACTTCCTGCTGGATGTTGGTGGACTTTTTGAGGACATCGTAACCGTCCCCGTTCCAGGTAAATTTGAAGTTATTAGCCATAACGCTCCACCTTCACTTTTTTATTCCAGTCAAGTGGAATCAGGTGATCAATTCCCTGAGTAGGCTTTCCGAATGTCCGGAAGACCTCACCAAAGAACTCCACCTTCCTGTCAGTCCATTCGTGGGTGTCGCCCTTGGGGATGGCCAGCGTGTAAGCAAGGCGCTTGCCGGATAAGTTCAGCTCATCAATGACCTGGTCTGTTGTCGGTTCCCCGATCAGGACATTCTCAATGGTCCGGGGGACATCTTCATAGATTGGACGGTTAAAATCATCGATACCAATCTGGGTTTTATCATAAAGGGTAATGCTGATTCCCCTCATGGCGTCACCTCCGGACCACTATAAAACTCTATGGTTCCATACTGCTGACGCCTCAGGCCAAGCCTCTTGAGGTCGTTCCGCATAATGGAGCCGGCTATGCCCCCACCTGGAACGGCGTAAGTCCCGGACCAGGAATACCCCATCGCACTCTGTGACTCCTGGGATAATGGTTCCCCGGACATGGACTGACGCATGACACGGCCGACAATATCAACCGTGACCACCTTGACAACACTTTCATAGGATGGGTTTTCATAAACCATGTCATCAAGGTTTTTTCCTACCTTGGAAGCCTCATACCTCAGCGCATCGCTGACCAAAGGCAGGAGCGCCGTGATCCGTTCCTGCTCTTCGGCTGTATAAGTCTTCCCGGTGAGCAGAATCACATCTGCCAAGGTAGCGAAAGAACTCATTTTTTAACTGTCCTTTTCTTTTTTGGTGCAGGTGATGCAGCAGTCTTCTTCGGTTCTTCAACCGGCACCCAGTTGCCACCAATCTCTGACTGCACATCTATCACGGTCCCTGTCTTTGTATTCCGGTATTTCACCGGATAATTAAGCCTTTACACGGGCAAATGCATCAGCGTCAAGGATGCCCCAGCCGATGAATGCCTCTGCTCTGAGGACAACCTCATTGGTTCTCTTCAGATCGCCAAGTCCATCAGGATCACCATACTCGATAACTTCAAGAGGAATATTCTTTGCATATCCCCAGCGGAATGCATTCTGGAAGTCACCAACGATTACATGGTCAGTGTCAGATCCGGCAGCTGCGCCAGTTACGGAAACAGTGCCATTTATATCTGCACCCATACCATAGAAAGCATCAGGATTCTGACCGAATCTATACTCGGGATACTGCGGTACGCCATTTACTTTGATCTTGGAAAGAGCTGCACCAGCAGCAGGGGACATAGCGATACCATTTACAACACGGCCGTCTGCAAGTACCATCTGAACTGCTGCGTCGATATTGTCGTCAACGGAAGCGGCCACATAAGTAACAGTGTTACCAGTCACAAGCCCATCAAAGCTGTTTGTAGCCTTGAAGGAAGCATCAGCCAGGTCAGCAGGGTTAACACCGTGCATAGCAGCGATGTCAAGACCACGGGCGATCACGCGGGAGAAAGCATCTGCGAAAGCCTGAAGATAAGGGATACGACCCTCCTCAGACGCATAAACAAATTCGTTGCTTACTCTGTGCTGATATACGAACTTCATCGGATGGATAGTCTTCGGTGTAATTGTGGCTGCGCCTGCGGGCTTGTTCCCGCCCTCGCCCACGATGGAAGCCTCTCCAACACCAGAAAAGGTGAAGACTGTTTCGCCGTTAAACGGGATCGGTTTCTGAGCGGACAGTTTTGCGAGCGCAGAATGGCCCTGCACATTAAGAAACATTTCATTTACAAGGTTTGTAGGGAAGTTATTTCCCGCAGTTGTTCTTGTACCCATTATAAGTACCTCCTATTATTCATTAATCAAGGATGCAGCTAGTTTCTTCCAGTCTGCATCTTTAGAGTTCGTCACAACAGGTTCACTTGACCCAAGCGGTGCAACAGGCTTCTGAGAACCAATCAGTTTGGCCATCGCTTCCGCATCTGAGCGAATCTCTTCTTCTGTACTTCCGGACAGCCTGCTGGCCATCTGATAGGGAAGACCTATTTCAAGTGCCACCTTCGTTTTTAGCGAGGACGACTCGTAATTCTGCACCTGTGCTTTAAGATCGTCCACAATGCTCTGATTCCCGTTGATGGTTTCCGTCTGCTTCTGGAGCTGTTCCTGAAGCTGGGAAATCTGGGTCACATATTCAGCATTCTGGGTCTTAATAGCTTCATAATCGTTATATTTTTCCGCAGCCTTTTCTTCTGCTCTGCGGATACGCTCACCAATTACCTTGTCAAGTTGTTCCTGTGTTTCAATTACTTTAAATTCTGACATTGTTGTT